CGCTGTCCATAGTGAAGTTACCCACGTTTTGGTTAGTACAGTAAATTCTACCCCTATAAATTAGATTTCCGTTTGTTATATCGAAATTATAAAAGTTACCCTCTTTTAAAGTAAATATTTCTGTTATCTGTAAGTAGCCACCAACAACGGTAGCTGATATACCAGAACCAGTAACAGTTACATTTGTGCTTTCGCTGGTTATTGAATAATCAATAGTAGACGGGTACTCTCTAGGTACAAATTTAAGTGTTTGCGCTAGTGCTGATTCCTTTAATATATTCATATCTAATATAACAAAAAAAACTGAATTTTGTTTTATAAAAAACCCCACCCCACAAGTAAAAAGTGGGACAGGGCAAACCTAATTAACCATGAAAACCTAAATTATTAAGGTGTTATCTGTGTAGCTGATACCGTTGCTGTTGTTGTTGGTATATCAACTGCTAAAAAATTAGCTGGGGTTAACTCTTCGGCTGTCATAGTCAAAGAATACCCACTAAAGTCTGATTTTGCGCCGCCCGTTGGGATTGTACCCCCTGTTACGTCTGACCCATTCAATAGACCCATCACAAAATAATCACCGTTAAATGTTTCGATTATTGTTGTAGGACTAGCCCACACCAATAGTTTAATTTCCTTATGCGTAGCCTTATCTAGCTTACCAAAGTTTAAAGTTGCTGTTTGAGTAAAAAAAACAGTTCCGTTATTCAGATCCTTATTAATAGTACCCCCATCAAAAGTGTTGTTAGTACCCCTCATTTCATATTTAAAGAACTCAGGAGCGCCAGCAAAGGTAGTTATAACATCTGTATTGGTAACATCGTAGGTAATCGCGCCTAAGTCGTCCGTAGAGAAATAAACGTTTTTTATACCTGCAATCTGGTTAAAACACGCCTTATCCCGTCCTGTCGTTAGTGCATCACATGCCATATTATTGTTGTTTTTAAAAAAAGGGTAAGCGGATATTAACCCCCCACCCCTCTATGTTAATACTATACTATGTTGTCAACAATAACCAAACGATTTCATTTGAATTATAATATCCTACACCTGCATTATAAACTAATTTACCTCTAACTTGACCAGTCATCAATCCCATTTCATCCTCGTCAGCAATTCTGATGTCGTTATGATCTCCTAATAGACCTGTAGCAAATACAATGTTTTTCTTTTCGTAAACTATAATAGTATCATCTGGCAAACCGTTAACTTCTGTCAACATATAACGACCAAATTTAGCTTGTTTTGGTTCGCTAGTTCCATCATTAGCTTGACCTAAACTAATCATTTTGAAATTATACGCTTGGAAAACGTCAGGAGAAACAGCAACTACTAAATCTTTACGTCTTAGTGCAACTGGAATAGCTGCTAACGCTAGTTTAATATCCGCTTGTACTGTAGATTCCGATACTGAATGGCCAGGCCCAGTAACACCGTTACCATCCTTGATGATAGCTGCATCTGCACCGAACTGTTCGATAAGACCCCCAAACTCCCCATCTGTTGCGGCTAGTCCAGTCCAAATATCTGTATCAAGTTTTTCAGCTTGTGAAGATAGAACCTCTGTTAAGATAGCTTCTTGAATATCAGATGGCATAACGTTATTTGCTGACGCACCTAGTAAATCTTCCGACCATGTTTGTCTGTAATCTTCTTTACACACTTGAAAAGAGTTCATTAACTTTTCTGGTGTTAATACTTTTTCCGATAGTGTGATCGCTCCTGCCGGGGTGAATCCACAACTATAGTCAGTAGTTCCATCTGTATAAGCAATCTTTTTAAGATTCAACTTATAATTTACATTTTGAGCAACAGTCAAAAGACCTAGTCTTAAAGTGTCCGCTTCTTTGAAAGCCGCGCCGATAATCATACCAGCATCTTTACCTGCGTAATTACTAGATACGGTCTGCGTTGTGGCTAAATTTACTTTTTTATCCATTTTTTCTATTTTTAAGTGCAAACAGTATTCTGTCGGCTTTTGTTGATAATTTTACTTCTTTAACCTCTGCTGGTGCGTGATTAATTTTCGCTGCGTCTGGCTTTTTAGATAACTCTACTTTTAATTCTTCTTGTTTATCTTCTAGTTCCTTTTTTTCTGCTGAAAACTTTTCATATTGTGCAGAAAATAACGCCTTAACCTCTTCGATAGCTTTAGTAAAGTCCTCCATTGTCACGAAATTAACCGCTTCGTCTGGTGCTGTTAAATCCTCAACCGGTGCAGCTTTAACCTCTTCCGCAGTAATTACAGGGGCTTCTTCCACCTCTAGCTTTACTTCTTCCTTACCAAGATTAACAACATACTGTGTCAATACTTTGATACTGTCTAAAATACTTTTTTTGTCCATTACTTTGTTTTTAATTTTTAACTTCAGCACTTTCTAATAGAGCCATTATATCATTATACAAATCTGATTCAGATACTTGTTTTTTATTACGTACTAACTTGTCAGCAAAGTAACCCTCAATAGAGAAGCCTTTTATCTCACCAGTTTTAGCCATGTTATAAACTTCATCATCTTGAATCTTCATAGATATAATCCAACTACCTACAGGTGCATCAATACCAAACTTAACAGATTTATCATGTGTTTCATCTTCTTTGATCCAAGATTCAACCACCGTATTTCCTTTTAAGTCTACTTGATGTTCTAGTGTGCTTTCTGATTGCATCCCGTTCTGTAAAAACAACTCTGATGCTTTACGTACCGTCTGCTCACTAAAAAATATATTATACCCCCCGTTTTCGTCTGCTCTAAAAATTGGCTTATCTGGAATTAATGCCGCGCCCATCAAGATATGTTTATCCTCATTTACAACAGCTAAAGCAACCTTATGTTTTTTTAGTGCTACAAAATCAGATTCTATAGCGGGGTCACTCACCAATGAAACGGCCTGTACTCCCTCTAAGTCTTGATCTTCGTCTATTATTAATTCAAATAAATCCATACTATGCTGTTGTGAAACTCGCCGCTACTGATAATTGACCAGCTACATACCAATTTGTACCATCACTCTCTAAAGTAAACCAATCACCTTGTATCGCTTTTGTATGTACGATTGTAATTGCTGTTTCTGCTGATGCTAATTGAACTAGCCCTGCTTCTGTAACACTACCATAAATGATAGCTCCTGTTGCTGTAATTACCCATGCGCTTGTAATAACCGCTGCTGTAACTAAAAATTTGTATCTTATACCTGCCTTTGGTGCTGGCAATGTTATTGCTTCGCCAACAGCGTCAAGTAAGATAGTCTTTTCACTATCACTATAAGTTAGTGTAGTATCTGCTGTCAACGAACTCTGGTCGACATTGGCATCTAGCTGCCGATACATGATGTTTACGCTCATAATTTCTTTTTTATAAATTAATTAATATATCTAATATAACAATCTGTTAAATTTTTTGTTTGATTTTCGTTACCCAAAAGTGGCTGTATTAACTATAGCCCTATCCATTTCTTGCTGTGTAGTGACATCTTTACCTACTACAAACGCTTTTATAGGTACGTTTTGTTGTTGGCTGATAGATTCCGCTAATTGATTAACCCCCGTATTCCCTACCACGTTAAATTGTGGCGCTAAGTTTGGCGCTGTAGGTGCTGCCCCACCACCGCTATCACCACCCGCTGGGTTGGGGGTGTCTATTATATTTTTAACCGCTGCAAACCCCGTTAAACCTACCGTTGCTGCCGCTAATAATGATTCTGGAAACGGCAATGTTAATGCTTTAGTTATACCCTCGTATACGTTCCATGTGGCTTGTGCTATTGCTAGTGCTTTAGCCGCTACTGACGTTTCCCCTAAAACCTCTTGTAATGCACTTGCAAAATCCATTACGATACGTCTTTTTTCAGCGTATAAGGCGTTGTCTAAACTTATCTGATCCTCTTGGTAAGCTAAATTTAACTCCCTTTGTTCTTTTATTGCGTCTGCCCTAGCTTGCGTACCCTCTTTTTCTTTATCTATTCTATTTTGTAGTATCTGATTATCAAATATGAATCTACGTTCTGCGCGCTTCTTGTCAACCTCTAATAGTGTTAACTCAGCTACATTTCTAGCGTTACGTATTACTAAGTTATCTGATAACGTGGTGTTTTCCGTTTCTTGTAATACATTTAACTCGCGTTGTAATGCTACTGCATTTACTTTTTGCTCTGATTCTTGAGATACTATACGCTCTTTTATCTCTAGTATTTTGATCTCTGCGTCTGCA